TACATATGAAAGGAATAATATGAGATATAAATACAAAGTAAGAGAATTGACTCCAAAAGAAGACGACATTGTAAATGTTGGAGAAGCAAAAGAAATGGAGGCTATGTCTCTTAAAAAACTAAGACGTAAATTAGACCCTAAGAAAGAATACTTTATAGAGTACAGAAACAAAAAGAATAATCATGTATCTGGAACTATATCTGGTATACAAGGTAAGTAATGAAAGAAAAAATAATAACTATAAAACCAAAAGGTATATCACAAAAACAGTATGCTAATTTGTTGTTGGAATTAAACCTTGTCAAAACAGCCTGGAAACCTTATGGTGTCGATCTTCAAATATCTGCACCCGGTTTAAAGAGTGCTTTGTTTTGGGGTACTAAAAGATATGATAAGCCCTAAAGAAATAGACGCGATAGCGGATCTATGGAATAGGACTAGAAAAGAAAAATATCGTACACTTTGGTATAAAAAAATAAGGGAGTGGGCTAATGGCAAAAACTTTAGTGATACTGATACTACTGTTCGATGGGACATTGATAAAAGAAAGTCTTGATTTTACAAGGCCTATGGAGGTCCACGAATGTCTTATGTACGGAGATGAACATAGAGAAGAGATTGCAACTTACAAAGAATTTGACGATCCAAATAAAAATGGATGGTATTTAAATGATGGTCGAGGAACTATACAAGGTTTTATTTGCGAGTAGTTTAGTGCTGCTCTTATATGTACCTATAATTTTATTATTAATGATGTGGAGTAAAGAAACACCTACCCTTGAAAGAGGGAAAGATAAGGGTAGGTAATGGTGAGAAGATTCTTGCGATTACCATAATTTAGCCATATTGTCAAACAACTTCTTTTTCTTCACATGCAAACGTAACGTAAATTCTATTTCGTTCAAAAATTTTTACATCATACTCACTTAATAGATTATGAGCATAGTCATAACCATACAACGCACACTTGCTGTAGCTATCAAAAGTCTTTGTTGCATTTGGTAAATTTATGCATTGTTTTGCTGTTGCCGAACACACCATAAGTGTAAAAATAAATACTTTTATCATTGACAATCCTTGAAATTATCCTATATTCTACGTTAACAAATGAAAGGAAACACGCATGACAGACATGAGTAAATACAAAAATGTTTCACTAACCAAAGAAACATACAAGATATTAGAATCGTTATCAAAGGTATTATTGCCCGATGCTAAATTATCTATATCAAAAACAATTGAGTCTTTAGCTAACGAGAAAGCGAGAAAGTTAAATGGCAAAGTTAAAGGTAAATAGAATCATTAAAATGATATGCCAAACCTGTAAGGGTAATGGCTACATTAAAGTCCCGGACGCTGAAGATATTCGAGAAATGAATGTACACCAGTGTTGGGATTGTGATTCAGAAGGTGAGTTTTATGAGACAAACGATAATCTTATTGATGACGGTGACAGTGATGATTATACTTCTAACAAGTTGCACTAGAATGCAGTTTGATAGTTTTGATCCCACCACATCAACTTTAAAATGGATAATTAGTAATGAGAGAAAGTGATATAGCATATATAGCGGGACTGTTTGATGGCGAAGGCAGTGTCTATTATAAACAAACAATGAAAAAAAGAGGTAAGGATAAAAAAGCTTATCCAACCTGGAACATACAATTAGAGGTATCGATGACGGAAGAATCTATCATTCGATGGCTACATGAAGTTTTAGCTGTAGGTTCTGTCAGTAAAAAACCACCTCACAAAACATCCATGGGTAAAAAAATGCAATGGCGATGGAGATGTAGTTTTAGAGATGCTTTTCAAGTGTGTTGTTTGATTTGGCCTTACTCTCATATCAAACTTCCTAAGATTAAAAAAATTATAGATCACTATGCAGAAAAAGATGGTAATGATAAAGTTGTAAACTTAGATGAATACAAAATGCGCAAGGCGATGATATATGAATAAACCAAAAATATTTGAGCGTAACCCGGATACGGGTGTCATTCGTTGGCGTTATGTTGACGAGTCTCACGACAAGTTTGGTTGGCCTAATTATGGAAGAATATTAAATGAAAAGAAAAGTAAAAAAAGAAAACTACGAAGATCTGTATGACTGTATTGTAAGCGATCAAGTCCCTGCGGACGAGATTGCTGAATACTTTGAGGATGAAGAATTTTATATATATTATAAGGAGAAAAGTCGTGAAAGATAGGATCATGTATAAAATTTATAATTGGATTACAAGGATCAGTGGTAAGATAAACTCTTGGGCTTGGGTAAACTCGGTTGTTTTACAAAGAAACATTAAAAGTGAAGATTGGATAAAAGGATATAATAAATGGAAAAGAAAAAAGTAAAGGGTCGAATGTGGGACGGTAAGTCGAGAGTGGTAACGGACTTATACCGTAAACGATTCGACGAGATCTTTGGTAAGAAGGAAGAGGAAGAGATGGACCCTGAAGATGCTGAATACTTAGAAGAATTAAAAAAGAAATTATGATGTCAGATAAAGATATAGAAGAATACCATAACATAGGTCGAAGTATCAAATACAATGGTAAATATAACTATGTGGATGCTACACGTACCGAGGAACACGGATCACGGACCTATGATGTGTTAGGTACTAGACTTCCATCAGTAACTACGATATTAGGCGCTACAAAAAATCAACAATTTTTAAAAGATTGGAAGGCCAAAGTTGGAGAACAAGAAGCAGAACGAATTAAAAATCTTAGTAGTAGGCGGGGAACATCCATGCACAAATTCTTGGAGTCCTATATTACAGGCGTTGGCTACGATGATCTTACAGAACTCGGACAGGCGGCGAAGCCCATGGCCGAAAAAGTTATTGAAGTGGGTCTTGCACCGGTTGAAGAGTATTACGGCTCAGAAGTCACGTTGTATTATCCTGGGCTATACGCTGGGTCTACTGACCTGGTTTGCACTCACAATGGTAAAGACACTATTGTAGACTTTAAACAAGCCAATCGTCCTAAGAAACTAGAATGGATCGATGACTATTTCTTACAAATTGCTGCATACTGCATGGCACATGACTACGTACACGGATCGAACATAGAACAGGGTGTCATCATGGTTTGTACACCTGATTTATATTATCAAGAATTTAAGGTTGAAGGAGCTGAATTAAGATCATGGAAACATAAGTTTTTAAAAAGATTGGACATGTACCATGAATTAAAATTTGATGAAAAGGAGAAAGCCAATGTTAACATTACCGAAGAAGATTTTAAGAAATAAAATTCTAGAGATACACGCTGAGTGGTTAAAAGAAAAGGGACAACATGTTAAAGCAAAAGAGTGCATGGACCAAGCAGCACTGTTCATGGATCATAGTAAAGACATAAGACAAAGGAGGAAGAAATGAAAGATAACTTGTTTAGAACGCTTCTAAAGAAGTATGACGCACAGATTGAGGACGCACTGTACAAGATCGATGCCCTGAATGAGAACAACATCATTATACCGGAGCATATAGACATTACAGGTGAAGTTGACAAACTGTTACAAATTATTTCAGAGGCTGAGGATAAATTGGCAGCTTTGCGTCAACATTATGGCAAGAATGAGGCAAAGACAGTACTATAGTGTTTTAAAAAGTTTGAAAAAAAAATATTTTTTTTCATTCAAAAAAAGTGTACTTTTTGTACTTTTGTATCTAAATACTTGATATTATTGACTTTTAGGTGGACAAAAGACGGTACAAAAGACGTTTTATGGTACAGATTATTTTGTCCACCTATAGGCAATATAGGTAATACAGAATGCCCTACGCGCGCGAGTTTGGTTTTGTTTTGAATTTTTTTAAACTTTTTAGATCTCTTATAGTATGCTAAAGATTGATTATGCCTAGGAAAAGAAGAAAAGCTGTTGTCTCAATTGGAACTCCCGACATACCTTATCCGAAAGTCAGAGTGGAGTGGATCGACTGTGTGAGTGACTCTGGCTGGGCCACAGACAAAGAGTTTGATAAAATGAAATTAGCACGACCTGTTAATGAAGGTTGGTTATATTCTAAAGATAAAAATTCAATTAAGTTGTTTGCTTCTTATGATAGAGAGGATGATGGTAGCTTTACTTTTGGGGATCGGACGATGATTCCACGGGATTGGGTAAAGAAGATTCAGAAGATTTAGATGGAGTTACATCAATTATCTGTGCGTAGTCGTCTACTATTTGTTTCATTTTCGCTTCTAATTCTTGCTCTGATAGGTCCTCTAACTTACCTGTTTTTATTATTTTTCTGTCTATGTACAGCCCTGCTGCTTTGCCTCTGTTTGTTTCCGCATTCACAGCTGACGAAAAAGATCCTTTCTTCAAAGCTGCTTCCCTAAGTCTTGCAAGCTCTGCGATGTGGTTTTCATAATTGACTTCGTGTTTTCTTAATCGTTCTTCTTTCAATTCACCAATGTATTTTACAACAAGCGGGGACATTCTTGGGTTTGTTAATTCTGATCCTTCACGCATAGCTCTATCTTTACTGTAGCCAGCAGCAACAGCTGCTTCACGTTTAGTCATAGGTCCATCGGGTCCTCCGAATACTAGATATTCGGCAAACCTTTGTTGCATTTCTGTCAATCTTTTTGGTACACCCATAGTTGACATTTTAAGGGAACTATCCTATAAAGTCAATATATGAAAGATGACAGAAGCGACTTAGATTTAACAAAACAAATAGACCAGTTAAAACTTCATGTTCGTTTTTTGAACGAACAGTTACAGTTTGCAGCGACTCGTATAAAAGATTTAGGAGAGATCAACGAAGGTCACCGTGAGTTAAACGGTAGACTTCGTATTGAAATAAATCGTTTGGAGAAATCTCAGTCTGAACATGAGTCGGATAAAAATCTCTTGCAAGGTTATAAAAAAGTGATAGAGGATTTATCAGACAAGTTAAGACGAAAAGAGTCATGAGAGTACAAGACTTGCAATTGTTCCTTGGTCAATTTACGAAAGGGTCTGACGCAATTAAGAATGCTCAAATCTACGTAGAACGAGATGGAAAGTTGTATCAGATCAGACGAATGGAAGTGCACGAACATTCAATTCCAATCGTAGGTCAACCCGGTCGTAGTGCACACAGACTAGTTTTAAAAACAGAAAAACCTTCGAGTCTTATATTGCCTGATAAGCTTCAAAAGGACTACTAAGTTCCCTTGAAACCTGAACGTAAATTATATGAAAAACTTAAGAAAAAAATTAGCAGTATATCTTGGATTCGACTTGAAAACCTTAGTTCTGTCGGTACTCCCGATCTATTGGGTTATAATACTAACGGCACCTTTTTTACAGTAGAGCTCAAGGTATGCAAGGGGAATAAAATTAGATTCTCACCCCACCAAATTAGCTTTCACGTGAAGCATCCTAACAACTCATTTATCTTGGTAGAGGCCCTTGGTCCAAGGTCTTCGAATCGTTTTCATTTGTACCGTGGTTCAAGAATCATGGAGCTTGAAGCTTGTGGCTTGAAGCTTGAAGCTTGCTGCTTGGGGCTTGAGGCTTGTGACTTACTCTTCAATAAACTTGGCGCTTGAA